CATGCTGCCAGCTAGGTGCTGCCATGCTGCCAGCTAGGTGCTGCCATGCTGCCAGCTAGGTGCTGCCATGCTGCCAGCTAGGTGCTGCCATTAATGGATAGCAATTGCAATAGTTATTCCCTTTAGACTGAGCATGCCGCATGCATGACCCTTGCCGGTGCAAGTGCCGCAAGTGCCGGGACATGGGAATATCTTAGTGGGGCTATTCTCACGCAATGCTTTATTTGTTTCAATAGTACCGTGATCACTACCCTTTACTTTTCTACCAATTGATACCGCTACAAATTCGCCACGGGTTATAGGCAATGCTTTGACCATATCTACAGTGGCAGCATTATGAGAATGGCCGGATGATATATTGAGAATGTAATTAGCGGGCCATTGTCCAATGGTATCAAATGCCAGTAACTCATTAAAGCTTTTCGAATATCCGTAGGCTTTAATATGCGGCAAGGCATGCAATGTATTCATCCAAAATGAAACATCATTCACGCTAGCAAAATCGCCGTCAACATATAAGCGCAACTCGAAGCTGCCATTAATAGCGGATAAAGCATTGCGGATAGCGGCTTTATTAAAGCGCATAAGCAAAGCATTCTGGCATTGACGCGCAAATGCTGCCGGATAGCGCCATGCACGGAAACTATAGCAAAAATCAAGGCATGCACCAGCACCAGCGCAAGTAACTGCCGGTAAAGTGCTAAAGCTTTGGAATGGCAGCTTAGAGTTACCCTGAGCGAAAATGGTATATTCTGGCAGCATAGTGTTAATGACAATGCGAAGCTTAGCAAAATTTGCTTGCCAACCCTTGCCAGTGAATTTTGTTTCAAGGGTATCAAGTGCGGCATTGATATCCGCAATGCTGCCATTTTGTACAATTTGCGCAAAGTCTTGCAAGGCTATGAATTTACCGGCAGTGGCTTTGAATGTCTTGAGTTTAAACATGATATTTGTTTCCTTTGAGGATGAGTGATTTACAGTTTAATAATGAGACAATAAACAACAATAATAATAGCAGCAATTAGGGATAAGAAAATCATTCTATTGTTTCCTTTAGGACAATGCCAACAGTGGCATGGCATTGTTGCATGCACTAACCATGCCAGTTTTGCATTGTCTGGCAGCATGGCTTTTTTGTTCAATGATATCAATGGTTTAGCGAGCTATTGAGAATGAAAGCTATTCGCATGATGCAAGATATGTGCCAAGCATGCTGCTACATTGTGGTGCATTTTGTGCAGTTTTGGTGCATAGTTGCATCATTGTGGTGCATTGCTGCCATGCTGCCAGCTACATGCTGCCATGCTGCTATCAATGCTGCCATGCTGCCAGCTACATGCTGCCATGCTGCTATCAATGCTGCCATGCTATGCCATGCATGCGATATATTATTTATTGTCGCTATATACCGCCTAGGGGATATACCTGTGGATAAGTTGTGGATAACTATTGATTAATCTATGCTTTTCAAAAGCGAGTGATTTTAAATCTATTGCTGCAAATGGCGCTAAGTGCTTGATTTTGTTGGGGTTTCCGGCATTATGTGTGAATGTTATTTTTGCCGGATAGAATAACCCACAATATATTATTATCCCTGCAATAACCCTATATATTATGGGGGCAGGCGTGGTCCACGGGGGGTATGCGCGTAGTTGTACATGAGGCCACCCACGGAAAGGAAAATGACAACTGTTAACCAATGACATTTTCAGCAAGCTGTCCGTACACGATGAAGGCCACACAGAGCTGCCACAACCAGCCCACAGGCTGTCAAAGCCTGATGCCAAGGGCTACATAGCTTGCACCATCTCCAGCAGCTTACAGAGGGGGGTGATGGACCGGCAACACTTTCTTGACATTTGCTGAACTCGTTTTGCAAAAAACATTGACACAGCAATCCAACCTGTGGTACAACTGAGGCATTGATGTCGGGCGTCTACATAACAGGGCATCAATGTGAACAGCATGTGTTGTTCTCCGCTGCAACTGGGGGTGTGTGTCAAAGCAGCAACGTGGGGCATGAAGTCTAGAGCGTGACATAGGGAGCGATGAATAGCTCTAATAGTCTAGACAAAGACTACATCATCATCTGGTGTAGCTTCTATAGTTTCATATAGTGAAACGTCATAGAGATGCTAGCAGAAAGACATTGGTTGTCTTCTGGTAGCTGAGCTATGCTTGTTATAAATGTTATTGTTTGTCTGCGTTTATCAGCAACATGGTAGCTTACAGTTTTCTTACAATAGCTTACAGGTTAGAATCTGTAGCAATAGTGGTAGCTAACAGTAGTTTCATTCTTTTAGTTTAATATCATAATTATCAGCAACTCTAATAAACAACTGATAGCTACTACTCTGTTAGCAAAATGATAACATCTATATCACCAGCTTCTTTGGTTAAAACGATAGGGGTTGTTTCCTTGTAAGCATCGTGCTACAATAGTTTTTATGTTTACAAGAAAACAACTTAAAGAAAAGGGAATGCTTAATGTGTTTCCTTACAGCGTGTTGTCAGCAGCCTTCAGTGCTATGTCATCTGGAAGAACAGACAAAATATGTTTGTATCACTCAGATGTTTATTACTGCCGTGCAGCGATAGAGAAGCGTAGTGGCTTTTTGTTTTCTCTGCCAGAGGTTGAGAAAGCAATGAAAGCTGAAGGCTGGCGAGAGAATGTTAAGAAGCGTTAACGTCTTCTTATTTGTTTAAATGAAAGAAATGTATTATGGCTACTGAAACTCCTGCACAAATGGCAGCACGCTTTCGCAAGATTGCTCAAGACCCGAAGCTTCCACAGGCTGTGAAGAATACCTATCTCGACAAAGCTATTGCTGTTGAGAAGGAAGCTGCTAAGCCAACAATGGCAAAGGGTGGCGCTGTAGTTGCTAAAGCTTCTCCTAAACCTAAAGCTCCTGCCACCAAGCCAGCAATGAAGAAAGCTCCAGCACTGGCTGTGATGATTGCTGTTGGTAAGCCAAAGACCAAGATGGCTAAGGGTGGTTCTGTTAAGAAGGGTTGCTAATCATGGGACTCGCTAGTTCAATCATTGCAAAGAAAGCAGCTAAAGAGCTTATTGAAAAAGAAGCAAAGAAAGCTGCTGCTGGCACCGTCAATATTGGTCGGCGCTTTAGTGACAGGGAACTGACCCAAGCTAAAAGTACAAACTCTGCTGCCGTCACCAAAGAAGGGTTGACCAACAAAAGCGACAAGCTTCCTTCGTTGCGTGCTGATGTTATGAAAGACCAAGCATCTGACATTTCTGTTATGACTGGCAAAGGCAAGAAGCCAACCACCAGCGAACTAACAGCCGCCACTCGTGCTGCTGCTGAAGAACGAGCCATGACTCGTACAGCTGGTCGCGCTGGTGCTGTTGCTGGTGCCGGTGCTGCTGGCTTTGGTGTTGGCAGTGGCATCAATGCTGCCATTGCTAAAGAGGAGCCAGCGTCTAAGCAGAGCAAGGCTAAAGATAAACTTGCTGACGAGCGCACCAACAAAGAAGACTTTCCTGTTTACAAGAAAGGCACTGAAAGCGCTGACACTTTCCAGAAGGCATTCAAAGATGCTAAGAAGGAAGGCAAAGACAGCTTCAGCTTTGAAGGTCGTAAGTACAATACCAAAGAAGACAAGAAAGAAATGAGCAAGGGTGGTTCTGTTACAGCCTATGCTAAGGGTGGTGTTGTTAAAGCCAATTGCGGTGCATCGGTGCCACCAACACAGAAAGCACGAAAATGAAAGGCTTGCTTGCTCCAATGATGGATGACGAAGAAGAATGCTGCATCGTCACCACTGAAGAGAACAAGGCCAATACAGAGCATACCATCAAGTTCTTTAAGCTTGGCCCCGAAGCCAATCCCTCTGATGAGCCTGACAGCAATGCTCCGTATTGGAAAGAAATGGCTGTCATCTGGAAGCTTGATGAGTCTGAAGCACGCCGTCAGCGTTGTGCCAATTGTGAATACTTCGACAACACTCCTGAGATGCTGTTGATGATGGACACCATTCCACGCAACGCCTTTGACAAGGATGCTGGTGGTCGAGGCTATTGCCACAAGTTTGAATTCATCTGCCACAACCTGCGCTCATGCACAGCATGGGAACGTAAAGACTACGAAAAGGAAGAAGACTAATATGGCAACGCTCAAACGTGGGTCTGAAGAGTTCTCTGGCTATAACAAGCCAAAGCCCACACCTTCTCATCCCACTAAGAGCCATGTTGTGTTGGCTAAGGATGGTGATGTGGTAAAGCTCATTAGGTTTGGACAGCAGGGTGTTAAAGGCAGTCCTGACAACAGCAAGCGTAATGAGGCATTCAAAGCTCGTCATGCCAGCAACATTGCTAAGGGCAAGATGTCAGCGGCCTATTGGGCAGATAAAGTTAAATGGTGAGGCTGTCTATTTAAAGATATGCCTCTGATGTAACTGGCAGCATAGCAGTCTCCAAAACTGTTAGTCGGAGTTCGAGTCTCCGGGGGTGTGCCAATAAAGGTGACAACAATGTACATAATTCAGTTCCTCATCTGCATAGCCCAAGGGTGTGTTGTGTTGGAACATGAACCATATGTAATGTATAACGATGTGCAACTCTGTGAAGCTGCGGCTTCTGTTGGAATGAATGAGTTGATGGTTTTGTTAGAAGGCGAAGATGTTAAAGTTGCTATAGCTCATTGTGTAGACAAGAGCAAAAGCATTGTCTGAAACTAAAGTAGATTATGGCGACTAAGAAACAAACAAAGAAGGTGGCTCTTGTGATGGCTGAGTTTAAAGACAAGGGCTTGCATAGCGGCAAGGGTGGCAAAGTTGTCACCAACCCTAAGCAAGCCATTGCCATTGCATTGTCTGAAGCTAAAGTGAAACAGAAGAAATGACAGCCAACGAACCTAAAGTTAGAAGTGTTGGTACAGTGTGTACGGCTGCTGTTGCCAACACTATCTACACCTGTCCTCCCAATTTTATTGCCCGTATGGTGTTGCTGTTTGTTGTAAATCATGGTGGCAATAACAAAACTGTTGCCGTTGAATGGAATGATGTTAGCGCAGCACAGAGCTACCACATTGTTGGTGGATACAATCTAACAGCCAATGGCTATCTCAAACTTGATGGCAGCTATCTTGTATTGAATGCTGGTGACACTCTTATTGTGACACCTGAAGCTGGAGCAACAATGGACACTACAGTGACAGTTGAAGAATATTATTTTCCTAAACAAATGTAATAATCATAATAACGAAAGACTAAAATGGCAACAAAGAGAGTATTGACAGAACAGCAACAGAAGTTCATTGAGGTGTTGTTCACCGAAGCTGCTGGCGACCCTGTGAAAGCTCGTAAGCTTGCTGGCTACGCTGAAGGTTCTTCTACCAAGCTCATTATGGCTGCACTCAAAGAAGAGGTCATTGAGGCCACACAGTTGTTCATGGCTATGAATGCACCACGAGCAGCTATGGCTGTCATCAGCGGCATCACAGACCCAACAGAACTTGGCATGCGTGACAAACTCAATGCTGCCAAAGACTTGCTTGATCGTGCTGGTTTGGCTAAGACAGATAAGATTCAAGTTGAAGCCACTGGCAGCAACATTATGTTCCTTCCACCAAAAGATGCAAGCTGATCGTGACTTAGGCGCATGGATACTTCCGCAACCAGTCGAAGAAAATGTATGGATTCCCATTCCAAGATTGTTGCGGTCTAGCTCTGTACCATTCGGCTACACTCTAGATAATCCAGATGATGACTTCTTTCAACCAGTTCCGCTAGAGCTTGAGGCACTGGAACAGGCTAAGAAATATCTAAAGCAATACAGCAGTAGGCTTGTTGCTAATTGGTTGGTAAAACAAACTGGCAGATATATCTCTCATGTTGGTTTGTTAAAGAGGATAAAGAGTGAACAGTCCCGTAAAAGAAAAGCTACAACTTACCGCAACCTTGCCAGAAGGCTCGAAAAAGCAATCAAGGCCGCGCAAAGCTACGAGCAAAAACTCCAACGGACAGAGCAAAGTAAGTTCTTCGAAAAAGACTACTACACCTCCCTCATCGACACAGCAGCTAAATTCAATAACAGAGACAACGACACCCTTTGACAGCCAGTATGTCAGTGAGGATGTGGTGTTCAAGCCAAACGCTGGGCCTCAAACATCCTTCTTAGCTGCTGCTGAGCGTGAAGTGTTGTATGGTGGTAGTGCTGGTGGTGGTAAAAGCTACGCTATGTTGGCTGACCCGCTGCGTTATATGTACCACCCACAGTTTTCTGGCCTGTTGTTGCGCCATACAACAGAGGAATTGCGAGAACTCATCTGGAAGAGTCAGGAGATATACCCCAAGATCATCCCCGGCATCAAGTGGAGTGAGCGTAGGATGCAATGGGAAGCCCCATCTGGTGCCAAACTGTGGATGTCGTTCCTTGATAGGGACGAAGATGTCATGCGCTATCAAGGTTTGAGCTTCTCATGGGTGGGTTTTGACGAGTTGACGCAGTGGAAGACCCCGTTTGCATGGAACTACATGCGTTCACGGCTGCGTACAGGTGCTGCCGACCTGCCAGTGTACATGAGAGCGACCACTAACCCCGGCGGTCCGGGACATTCGTGGGTAAAGAAGATGTTTATTGACCCTGCTCCCTTCGGTGATGCCTTCTATGCTACCGATATTGAGACAGGCAACACCATGACCTACCCAAAAGGGCATAGTCGTGAGGGCCAGCCCCTGTTTAAGCGGCGTTTCATACCGGCAAAGCTGTATGACAACCCTGCATTGGCAGCTTCTGGTGATTATGAGACTATGTTGCTGTCATTACCAGAGAATCAGCGCAAGCAACTGCTGGAAGGTAGCTGGGATGTGGCAGAAGGTGCTGCATTTAGTGAGTTTAACAGGGATATTCATGTAGTTGAACCCTATAATATCCCCAATAACTGGACTAAATTCAGGGCTTGTGACTACGGATATGGCAGTTTTAGCTGCGTTTTGTGGTTTGCTGTGGCCCCTGATGAGTCCATTGTTGTCTACCGCGAACTGTATGTTACTAAGGTTTTGGCTGAAGATTTAGCTGAAATGGTGCTGAACCTAGAACAAAACGAGAGTATCAGGTACGGCGTGTTGGATAGTAGCACATGGCATAAGCGTGGTGACACTGGTCCCTCTATTGCTGAGCGAATGATTATGAAGGGCTGCCGCTGGCGACCTGCTGATCGCAGTGCTGGTAGCAGGGTGGCGGGGAAAAATGAAGTGCATCGCCGGTTGCAGATTGACAACTTCACTGAGCAGCCACGACTGACAATCTTCAGCAGCTGTACACAGCTTATTGCTGATCTACCTACTATACCACTGGACAAGACAAACCCCGAAGATGTGGATACGAAAGTGAAGAATGATCACAGCTACGATGCTTTGAGATACGGACTTATGTCACGGCCTAGAAGCGGCTCAATTTTTGATTATGACCCAAATAGTCAAAAGCGTGGTATAACTATTGCAGATACAACCTTTGGATATTAATATATATATATGGCTAAAAACGATACACCCTTTACCGATGCTAAGTCTATCGGTCTAGAAGATAGTAAACAGATGCAAGATGTCTTTGCTGGCAGCAGCATCATCTCGTTCATTGAGGAACGATTTACTCGTGCTGAAGAAAGTCGGCGCATAGATGAACAGCGCTGGCTCAAAGCCTACCGCAACTATCGCGGGTTGTACTCACCTGATGTTAAGTTTACAGAAGCTGAGAAGAGCCGTGTCTTCATCAAGGTGACAAAGACTAAGACGCTTGCCGCCTATGGTCAAGTCACTGATGTCTTGTTTGCCAACAACAGCTTTCCCCTTTCCATTGAACCCACCATTGTGCCAGAGGGTGTTGCTGAGTATGTCCACATCGAGACAGCTGGCAGCAAACCCGGACAGCCTGAGCAACCTGACATGGCTGCTTTGTTTGGTTACAAAGGTGACGGCAAAGACTTGCCAGCAGGAGCTACACCACAATCGTTGATGGAGCGTCTTGGTCCTCTGAAGGAACAGCTTAAAGATGAGAAGCTGATTGAGGGCGCTGGTGTTACACCAACCTCGCTGACGTTTAGCCCAGCAATGGTTGCAGCTAAGAAGATGCAGAAGAAGATTCTTGATCAGCTAGATGAGAGCAATGCCAACAAGCAGCTTCGCTCTGCTGTCTTTGAGATGGTGTTGTTCGGCACTGGTGTCATGAAGGGGCCATTCGCTGTAGACAAGGAATATCCGAAGTGGGATGAGAAGGGCGAGTATATGCCCACCATCAAGACAATGCCACAAACCTCACATGTCAGCGTGTGGGACTTCTATCCTGACCCTGACGCTAACAACACTGAAGAAGCTCAGTTTGTTATTGAGCGTCACAAGATGAGCAAGACTCAGGTTAAGGCTCTGAAGAAGCGACCAATGTTTCGCAAGAACGTCATTGACGAAGTTATTGATCAAGGTGAGAACTACACCAAGAAGTATTGGGAAGATGATTTGAATGACTTCGCACCAAGCTACGGTGTTGAGCGCTTTGAGGTGCTAGAGTATTGGGGCAATGTGTCTGTTGAATTGCTCATTGCAAATGACATCACCATCCCTAAAGAACTGAAAGACGCTGATGACTTGCAAGCCAACATCTGGTATTGCAACGGCAAGATTCTTCGTCTTGTTCTGAACCCATTCAAACCTTCGCGTATTCCTTACTACGCTGTTCCATATGAACTCAATCCCTACTCCATCTTTGGTGTTGGTATTGCTGAGAACATGGACGATACACAGACGCTGATGAATGGCTTCATGCGTATGGGTGTTGACAATGCTGTGCTGTCTGGCAACTTGGTGTTTGAGGTGGATGAAACCAACTTGGTTCCGGGTCAAGACATGTCAATTTTCCCCGGCAAAATCTTTCGCCGTCAAGGTGGCGCTCCGGGCCAGTCGTTGTTTGGTACAAAGTTTCCTAACGTGTCACAAGAGAACATGCAGATGTTTGACAAGGCGCGTCAGCTTGCTGATGAATCCACTGGCTTGCCTTCGTTCTCGCATGGACAAACTGGTGTGTCAGGTGTTGGTCGCACAGCCAGCGGCATCTCGATGTTGATGAATGCTGCCTCTGGTGGCATCAAGACAGTGATTAAGAATGTCGATGACTATTTGCTTCGTCCAATGGGTGAAGCGTTCTTCAGCTTTAATATGCAGTTTGATTACGATGCTGAAGCTGCTGGAGATTTGGAAGTGCGTGCGCGTGGCACTGAGTCGTTGATGCAGAACGAAGTTCGCAGCCAGCGTCTGCTCCAGTTCTTGCAGGTTGTGAACAACCCAACACTGGCTCCATTCGCTAAGATGCCGTACATCATTCGTGAAATTGCTAAGAGCATGGACCTCGACCCTGATCTTGTCAGCAACAACATGGAAGAGGCTGCACGACAAGCGCTAGTGCTTCAGCGTATGCAACCACCAGAAGCAGCCGCTGGTCCTGCACCATCTGGTGCCGGTGGTCCTCCTTCACCAATGGATACATCAGGTGGTGGTGGTGGCAACATTGGCGTTGGTCAAGCTCCTACTCCCGGCATGGATGGCTTTAGTGGCGCTCCTGCTGGCACCTCTGGCCCTGCTCCAATGGGACCAATGCAATGACAGTAGAGAAGCCTTGGTTATCTAAGCTCAAGCCATTTGCATATAACAACATTCAATGGGATGCATACATTGAGATGATTGATGCTCAGCTTGAAATGAATGTTCGTAAGCTTGAAGCATCTGTTGAGCCTGTTGATATCTACCGCGCTCAAGGTGCAGCTATGGCGTTGAAGCAGCTTAAATATTTGCGTGATGAAATTGCTAAAGGGGATAAGTGATGAACTATACAGATGAGTCTACACCAGTCGTAGAACAAACAGACAGCATGTTAGCTGATGGCGGCATGATGGAAGAGGGTGGCACTGTTGACCCTGTAAGCGGCAACGATGTTCCCACTGGTTCTCTCAAAGAAGAAGTGCGTGATGATGTTGATGCCAAGTTGTCGCCGGGCGAGTTTGTCATTCCTGCTGATGTTGTTCGATACATTGGTCTTGAGAAGCTGATGAAGATTCGGGATGCCGCTAAAGAAGGTTTGGCACGCATGGAAGAAGTTGGTCAGATGGGTAATGCTGAAGAAGCGCCTAAAGCTGATGAGTCTTTCACTGAGAACGATGACGAATTTAACAGCAGCATTGATGAGATTATGTCTGAGGTTGATAACGAAGAGAATACAACTAAGATGGCTGCTGGTGGCTTCATCACTGGCACTTATAAAGAAGGTATGAAGACCAATGCTGCTGTCGATGTTCGTTATTTCAAACATGCAGATGGTCGTGTAATTTATGTTACATACATTAACGGCAAACCAATGACGGCTGTACCAGAAGGCTTTAGCCAGACAGATACACCAGTTGAACAAAAGATTGGTAAAGAAGCTGAAGACGCAGCTGCTGCCGCTGCTGCTCGTGCGCGTACTGGTGGTGATAGTGGCGGTGGCGGT